GGCTGTCCCTTCCCGTTCTTGCCGGCTGGTTGGATCCTGCCACGACTGCGCCACGAGTAGATCGTGTTCACGCCGCATTGGAACCCGCATTCGCGCAGGAGTTCGGCGCATTCCCCTGCCGTGAACGCCTTGCCGGATGCGATGCACTCCTTCAGGAAGCCGAGCCGCACGTCCACCACGCGGTAAGTGCCGCCGCATACGGAGCAGGTGACCTCGACCGCGTCGATGGGCGCCGACAGTTCGACACCGCACAATGGGTTCGGGCATCTTCCGATGCCGTGCTTGGAAGGCGGCACGTCGATGATGTCCAGCGTCTTTCGGACCATCGACTCCCACTCATGGTAGAAGTCGGCGATGTCAGGCATGCGGCGCAGTCGAGGACTGCCGGCGCAGACACGCAGCATGTCCACCAGCGGCGGATGCACGCCATAGGTCGCCCAAGGCATGGCGGGCGGAGCGTACAACCGGCGCCAGAGTGCGATTGCGGCATCCTCGATGTCCTGCATGTGGTCGAGCACCGGCAATCGGATTGGCGTCGGCGCGGCTGGAAGGTTGACGCGTCCAGGCTGGCGGCCTCCGTAGTGCGCGGTAGAGTCCAGGAACTCATGCAGCGAATCCAACCATGATGGATATTCCCGCAGCCAGCCGCGCATCAGCCCATCGCATCTCGCGCACATGGTGTCGCCGACAGCGCATTCTCCGCCGCAGACGAGGCACACACCGGCGAGCGCTGGTGTTGTTTGGCTGGTGTTTGTTGTGGTGTTGGTGGTGGTTGGTTGGGATTCGTTGGTCGGTTCGTGCATTTGTTCGATTCCCTCCGGCGTGGTAGTCTGGTTTGTGGTAATGCCAGAGCCCGGCCGGAAGGTCGGGTTCTTTGTTTATTCGGTGGCGGAGTCCTGTTTTTCGAGGTGGACGTGTTCGATCTTGGCTCTATGGCGGAGCAGATTGGCGTATTCATCCATGACATCAAGCTGCCTGCTCAACAGGCTGATCGGACAGACGGGCTCGAAGTCAAGCGTGCCATCCGCATACCGCTGCAGCATGCCCCTGAGCCTGCCGGCACGAGCGGTCAATTCACGGTATTCGACGCGCATCCGCTCCTCATAATCGGATCCGTCGGCGCTCGCGGGTTGCGCTTGGTCGGCGGTGGCGAGCACTTCGATGGCTTGGCGAACGTATCCGTCGCGGATCCATTCGGATGCGGTCTGCCATTCCTCGTGGATGATTTCGGTGGAGTCCTTGCGGAGCGCCCATTTGAGTCCGAACAGACGTTCGGCGACGGCTTCGGTTCTCGCGTCGATAGGCGGGAGCGGCGGTTCCAGTGTTTCCTCGCTCATTTCGATTCCTTTCTCTGTTGATTGTGCATGGTCTTCCAGGTCTTGTGTCGCAGCAGCCACACCACCCATCCGGGCGGTTCGGTCCAGATGGTCAGATGCGAGGACGCGGCGTACAGCTTCCACCACCTGCCGCAGATGACGCAATGCTCCATCCTGCGCAGGCTGACCTCGTATTGCGCCGGACCGATGCCATTGCTCGCGCAAATGAATATCCCGACCGCGCTCCGGCACGCATGCGGCGAGCGCCGTTTGTTGCGACTGATGCTGTTCATCATTCCGCCTCCTTCTCAAGGATGTAGACGATTGTCGGCGGGAATGGTGGCTCATAGCATATGTTCGGCTCCACCTTGTACTCGCCTTTGCCGCCGAGTCCCGGCAACACGTCGGTGCGCATCACGCTCCATCCGTCGGAAAGCAGACCGGCGAACGCTTCCGTATTCTGCAGCTTCATCGTGTACACGTCTCCGCTTGCCGCGTACATAACCGGCACTACCTTAAATTTCCTGCTCACCGCTCCGTCTCCTTCTGCTCGTCCAACCACTTCTCAAAAAGCCGGTAAATGTCCAGCGGGATGGTTTTGACCGGCTGGAATTTGAGACGCCACATGCAGTCGGCGCACACCTCGGTGAATGTCTTCGCCTGACCGCCATAGATGAGGCCCACGGAATAGACGGGACTTGAACACCACCGGCCGCACAAGTCGCAGGTGTGCATATCCTGCGTGACCAACTCGTCACGCTGCGGCAGGAACGGATTCCCTGCACCCCTTTCCTCCACGGCATCGGCGAGCGCCTTCCTGATCTCATCCCTGGCGTAGAGGAAGGCGTTGTGTCGGGTCTGGGCGTAGCCGCCGAAGGGGGTATTGCCGTCCCTTGTCGCGGCGCGGACGGCTTCGAGTTCCTGGTCGATGAGTTTGTTGAGCACGCCGATGGCGATGTCTGCTTCACTGTCTTTCATTGCTGTTCCTTTTCCTTGTCGTGTTCCGCCGACCATCTGAGCAGGGCGTTGACGGCGATTTCGCACGCCTGCCGTTCCTCGTCGTCCTCTGGTGCGATATATACGGCGCCGCATTGCGACCAGATTTTCACTGTGGCTCCTTGTCCGCGCCGCTCACGTGATCCCAGTCGCAGGACAGGCCGCCTTGCTTCTCCCATGCGTAGACGACACAGTCCACTTTTCGCGTGTCCTGCAATGTGATGATGCATTCGTAGAAGCCGTGGGTGGTGCCTCCGTCGGTGCATTGCGAGTCGATGGGTTTGACCGCATGCGCCGGCGTGGATGCTTTGGCCATGCCGCCGCATCCGGCGAGCGCCGTGCAGAGGACGAGGGTGATGGTGGTGAGGGCGGCGCAGATGGTGTTTCTCATTGTTCGTTCCTTTGATGGTGGCTGGCGTGGTGGTTCCAGAGGCGGATGGCTTTGTTGAGGCTTCTGCCGTCGACGTGGAGGATGCATTTGTGCCGGCAGTTGGGGCAGATGCAGCCGTAGATAGTGTTGACCGGTTTGCGTGTGCGGAGTTTGTAGATGGCGCCGAGGGTCAGGATGAGCGGCTGTGACTGGCGGCATGCCGGGCAGGGTGCGGGTCTGCGCCATTTGCGTGGGTTGGTGGCGATTCTGACGGTGTGCATTTCATTCCTTTCCGTAGATGGCGAGGCTTCTTATGCCGTCGCTCATGCTGTTGGAACATGTGTTCGGATCGTGGGCGATGATGTCGTTTCCGATGCCCTGGAAGCGGAGGCTGGCGGTGCCGTCCGGATGTCGGATGAGTTCGAGCCGTCCGTCGATGACGACGTCCTGGTCGGTTTGGGCGATGCAGCGGCGGCCGATCAGGATGGCAGGGTCGGCCGACCGCCATTTATGCAGCGGGACGTTGACGCTCACCGCGGCGCCTCGCCTGCGTTTCCGCCTTGGGCGTCCTTTTCGGCAGCGTCGTAGCCTTCGTCGTACACGTCGTCGAGCAGCGTCTGGAACTCGGGAGAGGCGAAGAACGTGCTGATGGCGTCCTTGGCCACGCGCCTCCATGGCTCCTTGCCCTCCATGGGCATCTCGTTCCATGGGCGTGGATGGCGGGCCCCGTTGCTATACCAGCGCAGGTAGATGGCCTCGGCCACCTTGTTCTGCGTCTCCAGACCGATCGGAATGGTCTCCTGGTCTGCCATGATGGCTCCTTTCAGTATGTTTCCGGTGCGGTCTGCAATGATGTAGGCGGCGAGCGCGACGCATAGGGTGAGGATGATGAGCATGGCGTGCAGGGCGAGCCATTGGATGGGGATCCAGTGGTGGAGGCCGATGCCGATGATCGGCCGGATGATGGCGTGCGGCACGAGCAGCAGCGCGGCGAGGGAGAACAGCGTGGCGAACCAGTCGCCGACGCGGTTGGAGATGCGGTTGATGGTCTGTTTCATTCCGATGTTCCTTTCATAGTTGGTTTGGTACGGTTCATGGCCTGTTGGCCATCCAGCCGATCAGGATGGCGGCGCATAGGAGGATCACTGCCGAGATGCTCATCGCCTTGCTGCTTCCGTGGCGATGTATCGGACCGGATGGTCGGAGAGGTGGCGGATGATGCGCGCGTATTGGCGGATGTCTCGGTCGAGGCATGTGCCGGTGCGGTGGGCGCTGGATGCGGGCGTCTCCTCTTCCGGTTTCACGTCCCAGCCGGCGGCTTCGAGACTGTCGCGGAGGGTGGCCATGTCGATGCGGTGGTAGTGCAGCGGGAGGTTCGGGCAGAGTCGGCCGATGAAGTCGAGGTCGAACTGCGGGTTGCTGCCTGCCGGATGGAGGGTGAACGATTGCGCGAGGCTGTCGACGTATTCCTCGAGCGCGTTCGCCGTCGCCTCCTCCGTATATCCGCCGTCGAGTGCGCCTTCGAGCAGTCCGTTGGCGCAGTGCATGCGCCACGCCTCGAGGTTCTCATCCGTAATGGATGCCTTGCGGCCTTTCAGTCCGATGACGCGGCGGAAGCCACCGACGCACCGCACGCCTCTCATGTCGGTGCAACGCATTTCCACCTCGAGGATCCTGTCACGGTCCGGGTCGAGCCCCGTGGTCTCCACGTCCATCCACAGCAGCATGTCCTCTTTGGCTTTTTCCTCGCTCATCATTGGTTTCCTTTCGTTCGGAGGAGAATGATTTCGGTCTGCGTAAGCGGTGTCGCGGTACCGTCCATGTTCAGCAGCATCCACCGGCCTTCCCAGTCGAACACCGGCACATCACGCGGATCCGCGCCGAACGGAACAATCAATCCCAGTCGCTCCGCCTCGGCCACATGCTGGTGGACCCACCCATGGCAGCCCGTGGTCCCACTGCCGCACAGTTCGACGATGTTGGCCGGACTGTGCCTCACATCCGGATCCGCCGCCCGCCGCAGCTGACGGTGATGGCCGGAACGTCCGGGCCAGCATGACGGG